AAGAAATCGGATCGCTTAATAAATTAGGAACAGAAGTTCTTACCGGTTATGAGTTAGAGGATGGCAAGTGTATAAAGATCTGGGATCCCGTGCCTGTCAGCCAAGTATTTAACAACTATCTGCCTGACGCTGGTCCGACTGTATCAATTGCATTGACAGCTGCATTTGCCACAACTGCGGCAATCTTTGCCAAGCCAATCGCATCAATTTTGCAAAAGCTTGTTAAGCCTTTGACTAAGAAGGTAGTAAAAAAGATTAATCAGAAGCTTGGCCGTAAGGAGAAACTGGAATCCTTACAGGAGCGGCGGGTCGTTCAGCGTCACCGGAATCAAGCCATTCGCGATCTGAGACGGGCTTTGGGTAAATGATCTCGTGTGTGTGTCCTTGAACAGGTGCAGGCCGGATAACGACATCCGCACAAATTGCATAAAATGGAGATTTTTTAGAAAAGCCGTAGTTGTTTTTAATTGCCTCAGAGCAAGCCTTAAGCCTTCCCATTTCGTAGTTAAGCCTCTTGTCAGCCAAAGCCTGTTCATACAGGGCAACCTGCTTACTAGCTGCTTCTTTGCACAAATTAATTGATTCGCCAAGAGGAATTGACAGCGTTGCTGTTATTCCAAGGTTTTGGCTGTAGTTCTGCCTATATCCAGTTCTTTGCGGCTTATAATATAAAATTTCCCCAGGACTATCTGGTATCCCATTGGGCCCTTCAACGCCAGTAGCAGGATCAATTAGCCCATAATTGTCGCTATTATTATATACTGGTTCTTGATAGTATTCGTTATTAGGGTCACCATATGTATGCACTCCAGAGATAAATGGAGAGATATTTAGCGTTGGAGAATCACACTGAATCGCGCCTCCAAAGCTGTGCCGCATATACTGCCCAGGGTTCACCTGCACCGCACTATTTATCACTGAGCCTGATGAATTACTGACTGGAGATGCAGTAGCACTTATCTGACTTAGCGCAGGCGTGCCATAGAAAAAGACTGCAAAAAGAGCTGCTGCTGCTGCTGATTTCATTGCGTGAATGTGCTGGTTGAGTCAATCACAGTTTCAGTAATCGTCTCTCTGTCGATACTTACCCTCTCAATAAGGCCAGGTTGATTCAGGGTCTCTGCAAACTGAAAAGCGTTGCCTGGGACTGTCTGCCGCCATTGCGTGCGGTCTGAAAGCGTAAGCACGTTACCGCTGACAGGTGGGCTAACGATGCCGGACGCAGGCTCAACGCCAGTGCCGCTAACTGTGTATTCAAAGCCGCTTCTGTAGGACTCAGAAACAATGTTTTCTCGCACTACTGTTTTGGACTCAGTATGAGACGTAACTAAACCCGAAGCGAAGTTAGGGATCACGGGAACCGCTGCTGCTGGGGATGCCAACAACAGCAAAAAAATTAGCCGCTTCACCGGATAGTCAGCTCACTGATGACCTGGCCGATTGCGGCTGTGCCTGCCGCCCCTGGGGTCAAAGTAATCGCCCCGCTAGTCAATATGGTCCCGGCTAGACCTGTGCTGGTTCCCGGGGCAGTGCTTGTGATGTCTCCAAAGGCGGGCACGGCTCCAGTCGTTGGAGCTGTTGTGCTTATGGTGTCGCCAGCGGTATAAGAGGTCGCGAAAGAAAATGCGTTGCCGCTTGTTACTTGCGTTGCGTCCGATAAGGTCAATGCGTTAACGCCGTGAGTGGCCGCCCCCAATCCACCTACGGCGTTGTTGGTAGTGCTGCCGCCTGAGGTGACAGAGGTAGCAACGCCAGACCCTGAGACGGAATAACTGTTGCCAACGCGGATTGCGCGAGTTGAAGCCGCGTTCACATCTAGCTGAATGCTGCTACTAAGTCGGTGTGTGAGGTCCGCTCTAGCAGGCAAAGCAGACGCCAATGTGATGCCCAATACCAAAAGTGTGCGGATCATTTGATGCCTGCGGACGACTTGTTGTTATCAACAATAACGCCGTTTTCCTCTTTCTTTTTCTTGCCGAGTTTGCCGAGTGCTGGCGAATAAGAAGCCGCCGTACCCGTGAGCAAAGAGGCTGGAAACGTGGGATCTACACTTTGCGAAAAGATGCCGAGATAGTTTGCCGTCAAAATCCCCATTGACCACAAAAGGATGGTTACGCGAACAATATCGCCCAGCCAAGAATGCCCCTGGTCCTCTTGTTCTTCCGACTTGGTTTGCGGTGTTTCTGCCATGGCTTAACAGAGCTACTCTCTAAGGGTAACGATCAGGCCTAACCCATGCTGCTACTGATCCGCCCAATTCTGTTTCGGTTCTTGCAATCGGAGGGAGTCAAAAAACTGGTGGTCGATCTTTTGACCGAGTACGCCAAATCGACCGAATCACAAATAGACGATCAAGTCGTTTCCTATGTGGTCAAGTTCATGTACCCGGAAAAAAGAATTGAAAAATAAAAATGGCCGTTGGCGAAACCGTTTACGACCAGCCATTATCGGGCCGTCTGTAGGTTTTCTGAGCGTGCTCAGTTTGCTGCCCTTCTTTCAACATTTCAGGGATGACTCGCCCTACCACCTGGCTGGCGTTGCGGCCCTACAAGATGCCATGCCTGCTGAGCTTTTACAGGAAGACAGCCAGTGGTTCGAGGCGTGGCGGGCTGCTGGAATGGACGAAGAGGTCTATGTCCCTTACTTCAAGCAAACCGACAATGGCCCCGATGGGTGGCGTGATTGTTTCGCCTCTTCCGCCGCCATGCTCGCAGCCAGCGCCAATCTGGTCTCTAGCGATAACGAGTACATCTTCCACCTATCCCGCTTTGGGGACACGACCAGCGTTAATGCACAGCTCCAAACGCTCAGGTTTTTGGGCATGGATGTGGAGTTCACTCAGAGTGGCAATCCACAGATGATTGAGGAGGCCATATCCCGTGGAAATGGTGTTCTCGTTGGTTGGTACAACAAGGGCGACCTAACCAAAGGCGAACCGCCAATGTGCGGGGGGGCTGCCTGCGGTCATTGGTCGCTGATTACGGGTGTGCAAGGGAAACACAGCCCGGTTGGCGATCAGTATTACGTCATGCACGACCCCATGGGCTACCCGCTCATGCAAAAAGGCGGCCATGATTTTTCGCGATCAGGTAAATCCGTCCGCATCCGTCAGTCTGAGTTCAACTACAGGTGGCTGATTGAAGGGCCAAATTCAGGTTGGATGATCACTGTTCCCGGCGCTTAACGCCTAAGCGGTCAACCTTAATTTTTGCCAACAGCTTGGTGTAGTGATCTTGGCCCGCCATAAAGGGCGAGAAAAACTCGCCCTCTAAGATCAGCCCCATTTTGTCCAGCTCTCGAAAGGCTTGGAGTTCAGGGCCTGCCATCAGAACGGAATGTCTGTGGCTGGGGCCTTGTGTGCCGGTGGGTTAATGGTGCCGTACCAACCTTCATCGTCTTCCTTGCCGGACTTCGCATTGAAGCCAGCAGAAATGGCCGTAACAGTTTTCACCTCTCTAGCTTCAAAATCCCAAACTTGAATCTCTCTGTGTTTGGCGGGATCATCCGCAAGATTCATCAAGTGTTGGCAGAAAGCTGGGATTGATTCCACAGGGATTTTTAGCTGCAGCCTTTTGCCGCCTGGGTTGTATTGATGGTCGGCGTCGTTCTGGTAAATGTTCCATTTGCCAGGGGTCGGTAATGCGGGGTTGAAATCAGCCATTGAGTTTGTCGGGGGTAATGGAGTTGGCCAGCTCAAAAGCCAGCACGTCGTGAAGCTTGTATCTGATGCGTGGAGCGCGGGGGCCAAAGACCTGCCGCACTTCGTAGAAAGCGGGCCCAGTGCCTGCCTGTCGGTAACGGCGCAGGGTGTTGGGGTGTTTGCCCCAGCGTTGCGCTAGCTGCTGTTCAGAAAAGTAGGGCCCGGAGTAGTTCGGGTCATAGTTGGCCTGGGTGATAGTCATGCAGTTGCTACCTTTTCGACTTCAGCTTTTCTTGCCTTATATGCCTTCATCAAGTCTTCTTTGTGGGCGTCGGTGAGTCCAGCATCGGTTCCATTTTTGTTTTTGCCGTTTCGGATGGCGACCTCCATGGCCATCCAGTCAGTCCCAGGGCCAGCGTTTTTAATTTTGGTTTCCCAGATATAAAAGGGCCCCGTTTTAATGTCTTTTTCGACGATCTCTTGAGTGCGCTTGAATTCCGGGCTAGGCGTTGGCCGGGGCTTTGGTGCAGGCTCTGACCCACGGGTCAGGTTCTCGGCGTTCTCTTCCTTGTCATATAACGGCAAACCAAACTGGTTACCGAACGTCCGTAAGGCTCGCTTGATCGCGTCAGTCTCTGCACCTTTAACGGCGTTTTCATGGTCGTGGCTGTTGTCACCTCCCCAGCCTTCACGGGTAACACCACCGGCACGGACGCGAACGCGGGCGATATACGTGGGTTGCTTTTCGTTTACACATTTCATATCAAGGGTTTCACTGCTCCAGCCATCAAACCCAAAGATTCGGTTGGCTTCTGAAATGGCGTGTTCGCCGGAGATGTAGTCGAGCGTGCGACCTCCAGCACCCTTGCGTTTTTTGACGTTGTTGAGGTCAAGCGGTGCAGCCAAAGATTCCTTGGCGGCTTGATCTAGAAGAATCGTGGACATGTCCATTATTTGAAGGCCCATGAGGGCAGTGAAAGGGTTTGTGGTTCCATCGGGGTGTGCCCCGGCCAATTGTTAAAGGTTCTGCAATTAGCGATCAGGTCCAGGGCCTTGCGGCGCAGATAACGGCCTTCTGCGATCGCGTCATCATCAAGGCGATATATGCCGATCTGATGAGGCGGTTCACGTTCAACAACTACAAAGACAAAACGCTTCATCTGAGACATCTCTAGATAGTGAGCGCATTGCAGGTGGTATGAAAAATTGGCGACCTGTTTAGCAAAATTGGCTGGGCTTGCTCCACCAGCGGGCACCGTCTTTAGGTCAACGATGGTTTCATCTGGGGTGATCCAATCCAGCCGAGCTTTCATTTGCAGGGC